CAGCCTACTGCTGGCGTTTACGATATCGCCCTGCTCATTTATGGCCCGATCAATCAACTCAGATAATTCACCAGGCTTAGAGTCAGTATAACCCATTCTGATAAAAAATGTATTCCATTCGTCGCTCAACTGCTCATATGGTAGACGACAAGCATTTTCAAAAGCCTGCCAACGTAAAGCATCCTTTTTCAAGGATTTATTATTTACCGAAATCGAAACCTTTTTCATAAAACCTCACAATAATTTTTCTGTAATTCTTCCGTTGTCTAGGTCAGATTGCAGCTGATCAACCCGTAACCATAGCGCATCTTCTACATCTTTTCTGTACTCTGGTTTGTCCCTATATGAGTTAATCCTTTCAACTATAACCCGGATCTTTCCTTCTTGCCAAACAGCATGTGCCTCTTCAGGCGTTGCTTTGCTGCAAATACAATGGTAATTATAACCAGACCTGCCCATAACAGATGCAGTGAAACTATTTCTATTATGTGTCTTAGATACACCAAGTGGATACTCACCAATAGGTGAACTTCTATGTAAAAGCATGTTTATAGAAGTGTCAACAAAACAACACGCCTCTGGTGTGTATATCTTATTCCCAGGAATTAATAGATCTTTGTCCAAATTTAAGTCAGGATAAAATACCTGAGTATCCACCCAAGCTTTAAAATTACTGAACTTTAACCATTTCTCACAAACACCTACATCTTTGTATGCAGGATGTTTATCCTTATGTTTTTGGTAGCACGCTCTTTCAAGCATACCTCCCCATTTAGCATAAATTGGGCACTGCCAGACTACCCTCTTTTTACCACCAACCTTTTCTGATCTTGATGTTGGATAATCCGAATCATTAATCCCAACACCTTTAACCAATAACCAGGGGCGCTTGTTTTTCCATATGGCTTGTTTATATTCAAAAATCATAATAGTTGCCACTCCTCACTAAGTGAATCCCATGGAAGAGAGCTTGCGACTAGGAATTCTCGCCAAAGGTGTGCTTGAAGCTTGTCATCTGCTGCAGGGCGTTTTGATACTTTAGATACTGGTTTAGTCCTCATGAATAATCTCCAACTCGTCTTCTGAAAAATAACAATAATCTACAGGAGGGTTTGTGTAGGAAGTAAAACTAACAGTGTATGGTAATTTCGAGTCTACGATTTCAGTGAGAACACCTTCACTATGATTTGAGTACCAATTAGCAACAACTTTTACCTTATCGCCAACTTTCATATCATTTACTCTCCATTTCTTGAATCTTATTTAATAGATAAGTTCTTTCTACTGAAAGATCGTATATTTCATTATTCAAATGTCCAATAATATTAACGCCTTCGTAATATAGCTTTTCAAAATCAGGCTTAGTTTTTACCTGAACTTTAACAGGACATAAAGATTTGACGCATCGAGGACACTCTCCATACACATCACCTTCTGCATCATGAAAGTGGAATCCGCAGTCCTGGCAATTATTCCAACCGTGGCTCATATCACTTACTCTCCCAATTATTCAATCCAAATTCCCTTGACGCCTTGTACATAAGAACACCTAAGGATGTATTGTACATGATTACTTTACCAGAATCTGTTAATTCCCACGACTTCTCTTGTGTGTTCTTTGTGACAGAATAGCCTGCTGATGTCAAGGTATTTTTGATGTGGCTTGCGAAGGTGTGATTCACAATTTCACCTGTTTTATTTCTACAAGAATTACTTCGAAATTATCATCCAAAAACCAATCCTCACCATAAGCCTCTTCCAACAACTCACAGCAGCCTTGTTTGCTTTTATGGGCGCTGAACAGCATCACATCGTCATTCTGCTTGTGGTGGCCCATCTAGTATTTAGGTGACAACCCTTGTCCGTCTTTCATAGCTTATTATCCTCAATTAATTTCTCAAGTCGAGCTTTAAGCTCCCCAGATAAGCAAACTGCACCCGTTGCATACAAGTCATCAATACCTACCTGAACCAAGCCTATTAACTTGTCTACAGGGTCTTCAAGATATTCCTCTTGCTCCCAACCACACTTAGCACAATCACTCCCATCTACGAAATATTCACACATTGGGCACAAGATTCTACCAAAAGGATTATGAGCCATCACACCACCTCCACAAAGCGAACAGCGTGAACGTATGCACCATACTTCATGTCTTTACGATCAGCTGCATTTCGTGCAGTGTTACGAGTCTTGTAGGTGCCAACGATTGCTTGGGTTTGCTTGTTGATGACTTGGTACATGGTGGAATCCTCTAGGTTGTTTTACTTCAGTGAGATTATTATGGCAAAGAAAAAGCCACCTAGGAAATAGTATTTTTCAATACCTTCGCTAGGTGGCTATAGGAATTTTCTATTTTTTAAGGGTGTAGACATTTTTTGTGGTGATAATCGTCTTCCTCTCAAAGCCTTCGTCAACACTGATATCTGTCCATCCCCAGTCATCACTGACTACCACAGACACAGAGGCATAGCTTCCATCGACAGAGTTCTCAAGGTAGAAGGTACGCAAGACATCTCGCTTACAGCTTTCTTCCTCCATATCTATCTCTTGTTCTGGGTCGTAACCATTTTTGCCACACCATTCATCAAAATCGCTGTAATTTTCAAATGCAATAGTCATTTCTTGTTACTCCAAACTATCTGTCAGAAATAAAATAGCTTCGTCTTCTTCTGTAAATGTAAAGCAGTAATCACCATCGTCTGTGCAGTCAACAGTCCAAACACCATTGATTTCGGCAGGTGAACCGTACGTTGTGAAACCATAAGGTTCTCCTTGACTATCCATTGCATAAAAACGTTGACGAATTTTCAAATCTTTAATTTTTAGCATTAGCACTACTCTCCAATAACTTTACAATAACACACTGAATCTTAGCCTTCAATTGACTTTCAGGCATAGGTGGTGTGAGAAGCTGCATGATTTCTGTAGCTGCTTTCAGTGCTTTCTCGTCGATATTATTCATCTGTCTAGCCCTAAAATTAGCGATAGGTTTGTTTGCCTAGATTGAGCTTTTGGATCATCAAAGCATACAGAAAAAGGCTCTTTATAGTATTCACCCTCTGCATCATACCCCTCACCCACTTGAATAACACACACTTCAAGATTTTGATTCTGTTGCTCAAGCCATTTTATAAACTCTACAACTTTCATTATCCAACCTCCTCAATCACAAATTCATCTTGGGCATCATATAATCCTTTACTGCTGTCAAGGTAGGTACGTCCAAAATAGGTGTGCATATGCAGATTGAATGCATTTTTAGCTGCCCCCGTACCTGCCCATCCACATTTACTTCCGAACTTAATCAACTTACCTGTAGATACGTGCCGAATGACATATACACTTGTTTCATAAAATTGACGGCTCATTTTATATCTCCACATTCTATGATGTAACTACAAAAACAATTTTCTTGAAACCAATCTTGCTCATCTTTACTCAGAAGGTCTTCCAAGCAGACAGAAAGAGTTGATTGTTTATCAATACAACGGTTAACTGAATAGGCAATCTCAGCTATGATTTCTTCTTTACGTTCTTTAGTGATCATTTAAAACTCCTCATCTTTTTCAATAATAAATTCATCTTGCACCCAATATCCTAGACCAGCTTCTTCTAGTTTTTTAAATAATTCAAGGTCTTTGATGAAACGACCTAAAGATTCTTTATCAGCCTTAATATCAAAGAAGCGTGTGTCATCAACTTGGATGAAGTTGTCAGCATCTAGCGTGAAGCCGTATGATTTATTCATTTTAATTCCTTCGTGGATCGTGTTTATCGTTGGTTGTCATCATTATGCACAGAATCATAGTTGGATACAATAGAAAACATAGTAGAAAGAACATTATTTCTTAATCCAAAGATAACGTTGTGTCAAGTATAGGCAAATAAAGCCTCAGATGAATCCTGCGTAGAAGTCAATGTTCATTTCATACACTCATTTTACGTTGCATGATAGTGCCATCTGCTTCTTTCCAAGCTGCACCAACTGGAACGGGTAATGTGGAATTGAAGCGCTTTGTGTAGCTGAATCAAAGTCTAGCCCAAAGAAAAGCGCCCGTCAAGGCGCTTGTGTAAAAAATTACTCAATCTTTTCTGTGACCCACTCAGGAATGTTTTCATAATCTATTATATTAGAGTAGTTTACTTGGGGGTCAAACCACAGTGTTCCGGGGTCACAGTTATACAGTTCGTAACCTTGCACAAGGAAGTATTTTATAAGTTTTCTTTCTTCTTCTAAAGACTTTCGTTCATCAAGTCCTCTGTAGACTATGTGCACTGAAAAGGCTTTAGGTCCATAATCTGACAATGCAGTATTTAATTTTTATTATGACTTCTTCCTGATGTACAGTGTAGGAGTCTTTTTCCTTTACCCTTCCCTACATACACAGGCTCTTCGTTGACGTAACAGATATATACGTAATATCCATTGAGCTTAAATAACTCTTCCATCTCTTGCTTCGATAATTTCATTTCTTTTCTCTGGATTATTTATGGTTTTACTCCAGATCTAAGATTGTTGCTACGGTCACTGGTGTGTTGTTGTGTTACTTAACTATTTATACTTATAAGTTTTATACTTCCTAATCAGTTCAGGAAGAAATCTGGATAGAGCTACCCTATATATTCCCATACAGTTAAAAGATAAACATCATCTTCTGTTAACCCTTCGGCTAACACTGCTTAGAGAACATATAGGCTCACATCCGACCCTTCCTTCACTGCCCTATGAAAAGACATTGCTGTCCCTTCCTAATTCAGACGAGGTTAGATAGTTGCGTGTAGGCAACTCACAATACACCATAGGTAGAATATTGTGCTGGAGAAAGAATCAGGGCAAGCTGTCTTTCTTATCTGTCATTCTCCCCTTGTGCGGGAGCCAGTACGCCGATTCCAGATTACGAGCTACGGCTGTGTCTAGTACCATTCCTTTTACACGTTTTAATACAGAGCCAAGCGTTGTAGTCCCGACAAACTCTGTACGATCAATTCTAATTTCGTTGCCGTTAGAAGAACTGAACGACCACTATAGCAAAATAATGGTCGATATTGCAAGCTTTTATTGATGTTAAGTTTTTATCTATTGGGGTTTATTGATACCTAAATTGAATCAATCCTTATACAACCCCAAATGTTTCTTCCAAGGCTTTCTGAAATAATCTTCAATCTTCCCATTCAACTCAAGCCAAATGTATTTCATTTCTGTCCATTCTTGGCACTGACCTTTGAACAACACTTCTTGTCCAATATCTACATCGTCATCAGGCCCATCATATGTCCAGACTGCGGTGTATGCTACAGAAATCTTGAACACCACTTTCCATAAACCTTTAACTTCAAGGTAGTCAACACCAAAGGTGTTTAGATAGAAGTCCCATTGGATATAATCTATAATGTCATCCTCTACATTAAGCAAATCTCCAGCACACAGAGGGATTATTTTTATGGAATAATCTTCTTGGCGAAGAGGTGAACACCATACTTCTACGATTGCTTCGATCATACCAAAACCTCCTTGATTACAGTTTCATATTGCTTTACGTAATCTTTCATGCCACGGAGGTATTGACCGTCCTCACCAGCGTAACCAGAAGAACCACCCTCAAGATAGTGGAATGTTACGTGATCAATTTCAATAGATATTCTAGATACACCAGATTTGACTTCTGTTTCAGCCCGTAAGAAGCCTTTCCACCATCGTGATCTTTTCATTAATCAATCCTCAATCCCATCATCAAAATGCCTACGAATCAAATACTGCCTCCACTCTTCACTCACTTCATAATCTTTTTTATTCTCATTGTCAAAGAATCCAATAGCCCAACCACTACTAGACAGAATTCCACCTTCTCTAACAGACTTACCCCAAGATTCCTCTACATTCAGCACCTCACCTTGAACATATGTACTGGCAAGATAGCGTGATTTACTTAGAACAACAGAAGACCACTTCTTCCCTGAATGCAAGTGTGTAACGTACCAAGCTTTAAGGTTGTTCATTTATCTTCTCCCAACCAGACGACATCATATCTCGGACAGACATCAGAAAGCTTCTTAATGCTCAGATAATAGTCATTCATGCCACCAACCAACATAAACACACCATCAGAATTCATAATAATCATCTGTCCAATTGTCAGCTTGAATTTATGACCAGTTGATGCGTCGATTATCTTAAATTTCTTTTTAATTTTGTTCTCCAAGGAAATTTCCCATCCAACCACTTAGCATTATCCTTTAAGAAACCACCCCAAGGCAAGTGAATAGATTCCCCACACAAAATGCAAGTCTTCTCACAAGGACTGTGTGTCAATCCGTTGTTTCCTGAGACTCTGTAACAGCATTTGTGTGGAATGTGTTTAAAGATTTTCATTTATTCAGCACATCCAAAAAGACTTCATACCCAAGCATCTCCTCATTGACAGCATGCTCTTCAGCTTCCTTACGTGTCTTAAACACACCTTTATAGTGACCAGCAACCGAACACAGAATGTAGACTCTCATGGTGTTTCTCCTCATTAATTTCCCCCACTTTACATCCCACATACCTCTCTGTCAACCTCTTCCTCACACCTTTCTCAAAAATTCTTTGAAAATTCCCCTTGACTACCCCTCTCAGCAATGCTAATCTTGGCACATCGAAAGCAAATGTGTATAACGGAAGAGGGGATGAGATGAATGACTACGAGCTTGGCTACAAAGCATACATGGAGGAATTTGGCTATGATGCTAACCAGTCTGAGAAATGGAAACAAGGCTACATTAAAGCAGTTGAAGACGATTTGAACGAAATTTTTGGTAAGGAAACCCTTGACACCACCTTCTGATGTGGTACGATCTTGAGAAGGTTTAATAGAAATTAATTTAGGAGAGAAAAGATGCACCTAACAGAGCTTTGTGCTGAAGACGAGAGAATGTCAGAGGACTTTCTGTCAATTGCTAAAAATAAGAAGTATGTGGTCCAGTGTAAGACAAGTATTGGTTGGGTCACTGTTGAAAATCCTGAGTATAGGAATGGCGTTAGTTATCGCGTAATTCGAAAAGAGGAGAATAAGTAATGACCAAATCAGAAGCCCTAGAAACCATTAAATCTTTGCTAGAGGACAGTTTAGATTACTTCGACTATTTTGATAAAAGTCCAAATGAGGATGAACATGCTGATATCTATTGGGATATCAAAGATACAATTTCTACTATTGAAAAGAAACTAAAATGATTATTGATGTACAAAACCGTTTTGTACATTATTCAGCCGAAGAACTTATAGACTACGCAAATTCTGGGCTACTTTATGCAGGCAGCTATTGCCTGTCAGATTTAGTGGACAAAATAGCCTCTTATCCGAGCGTAGAGATGCTTAATACGCACGAAGAGGAGAAAGCTGAGGCATACCAAGAGGGCATTGATGAGGGGAGTCGTAGCTCTATTTCTGAGGCTATTTCACTGATTGAGGGGATGCGGTGATGGCAAACTTTTTAGCGGGTGTGGTAGTTGGGTGGTTCCTACTGGTTGGGATTCTTGGGTTGACTCCAAAACCAACACTTGATGCTGCCAAGAAAGCTATCAGTGAATGTGAGAAGAATTTGCCACGAAATGTTACGTGTGAATTGTATGCTAAGCCTAAAATGGGAGAAAAGTGATGAATAATCAACAAGTAAAGAATCTATTAGAGAAGTCTTTAGAAAAGTCAAAGAAAGCCACAGAAAGAGGTGGTGGTTATGATGTAGATAAACTTGTGACATTGGTTGAAATTATTATTGATATGCTTGAGATTGATTCTGCTAAGATAGTCTCGCCTACAAGATTTCCTTATGACAATTCCTGACATCTGTCTTTGTAAGGGAACAGGTTGCAATAGAAAACAATCTTGTGTAAGATTCCTCGCAGAACCAAAAGCGAAGAATCAGGCGTGGATTGTGGAGGCTGTGGCTATACCTGTGAAGAGTGAGTGTGGATTCTTTGCTCAGACGATTGAGGAAGTGGTTAGTAAGTAGATTGGGAGGGGATTGTTTTGAGTAGATCTAAGATGCCTGATGGAGAGCTTTTGTATCACGCTGCCTGCATTGGAGATGATTGCACATCTTCAGACGGGATGGCAGTGTATCAGAAGGAGATTGATGGTGAAAAAGTAAACGATGCCTATTGTTTCGTGTGTACTAATTACTTTAGTCATGCAGAACTTGAGGAAGTTGGAATTAAAATTAAAGAGGGGAGAAACAAGGTGTCAGAAGTCGTAGATTTTTCAGAGATTCAAACTATCCCTTTTCGGGGATGGAAAGAACGTGGTATTGGTCAACCAGTATCTGCTAAATACGGTGTTCATACAGAAATTGAAAATGAATTTGATGTAAAAGCCCGATACTACCCATCTACATCTGATGGTAAAATTGTAGGATTCAAAAAACGTTTGGCACCAAAGGATTTTGTAGGGATTGGAAGCACCAAAGCAACAAATGAGCTATTTGGTCAATCAGTATTTGAGGCTGGTCAAAAATATCTTGTTGTGGTAACCGGAGAAGAAGACGCCCTCGCGTTTGCACAAACCTTGTATTCAAAAAAAGATGGTGTGGAATATTGGACACCAGTTGTGAGTGTAACTTGTGGTGATGGCAGTATTATCAAACAATTTAAAGCGAATTTTGAATATATCAATAGTTTTTCTAAAGTAGTGTTGGCCTTTGACGGAGATGAATCAGCACAAAAGTACGTAGAAGAAGCTGCACGTCTATTAACTCCGGGCAAGGCATTCATTGCAAAGTTTCCACAAGGAATTAAAGATGCATCAGACATGCTTAAGGCTAACCGAGCATCTGAACTTAAGCAATTGTTTTGGAAAGCTGTTCCGTTTAGTCGAGTGGATGTTTTACACCTTAGTCAAATGTGGGAAGACTTTGAGTCTGAAGACAACAACGTAAAAATTCCTTTTCCCGCATCATGGTCACATCTTAACGAAATGATGAATGGTGGAATGGAAAAGGGTGAAATTACTCTAGTTGGGGCCTTGACCTCAATCGGTAAGAGTTCGATTATCAACAACGTCGTTTTTCACCTGATTGAAAACACACGTTTTAAAGTGGGGGCAATGTATCTCGAAGGCACTAAACGTGAGGTGGTTCGTGATCTCCTCTCACTTGACTCCGGCATGAATCTGCGCACAGTCAATCGAGATAACGTAGATATTAATGCGCTCAAGAGTCGCTTCTTTGAAAATCTTGCAAAGAAAGATCAGTTCGTGTATGTTGATCATCAAGGTAGCATTTCAACCGCTGAGATTTTTGATAAGTTGAGTTATCTTGCCAAGGCTGAGAATTGTGATGTAATCATTATTGATCCTGTTCAGGCCGGTGTTAACAGTAGTGACAATGGTGCGATCATTGAATTTATGGATACGCTTTTGAAATTTGCAAAAGAAACAGATACTTGCGTTATTGCAGTAAGCCATATGCGTAAGCCATCTGATGAGAATCCACACGCTGTTACTGAATATTCACTCATGGGTTCTTCAAGTCTGAATCAAATTGCATTTAATACAATTCTTTTGAGTCGGGATAAAATGAATGAATGCCCGATTAAAAAATCAGCTACTAAGCTTCAATTGGTAAAATGTCGCCGCACAGGTAATACGGGTGAAGCTGGATGGTTGCGATATGATCACAATACAACGCATTTGTTTGCAACATCTGATCCTTATGCAGAAGAAACACTTAGTCTTGAGTTGCCTTTAGTTGAGAATCTAGAAGTACCCGCACACATGGTTGACTTTTAAAATATTAAAATAAGGAGTGATTACTTTGAGTGGTAAAGGGGGACAAAGAAAATGGCATTCTGAGGACGGTAAACGAATCTGCTCTATATGTGAAATAGAAAAAGATTATAGTGAGTATTATCTTAGGGACAACGGAAGTCCTATGGGTAAACGATGCCGAGACTGTGTACTCGAACAGAATCGTCTAGATAGTATGGATGAAAAGAAAAGATCTTCTAGACTTAAGCGACAAAGGAAATATGCTGAAGATAATCGAGAGATAAACACCTTACGATTAAGGGATTATTACAAATCAAAATGGGGTAGAGCTAAATCAATGATGAAGACTGCAAAAAGAAGGTCTTCTAAATTTGATAGTGAAACTGACTTGACCGATGAGTACATCTTTGATATGCTCCAATCACAAGACACATGCTCAGTTACTGGAATCGCATTTGATTTTAATAGTGTAGAAGAATATAAATGCAACCCTTTTGCACCATCAATTGACCGAATAGATTCTTCTATAGGTTATTTGAAGTCAAATGTTAGACTTGTTATTTGGCAATACAATCTTATGAAAGGAGAAGTCAGTGATGATATCCTTTACGAAATCTGTAAGGAGATTGTGAATGCAAGAGAAGAAGTGGTTTGAAGGAATGTGGTGCTTTGATATTGAGACTTTTCCAAATACATTCACATTCGCTGTCGTCTACTCAAATGGTAAGGGGATGCGAGCTTTTGAGATCAGTGACAGAAAGAACGAAGTTGAGGAATTGTTAGAGTTTCTTCGAAAAGTTAAATCCTCGGGCCATAAACTTGTAGGATTTAACAATCTAAACTTTGACTATCCTGTCATTCACCATATCTTGCAGAAGGCTCGTAAGGTTCATGGTATAGATAAGAAGCTTAAGATCACAGCCAAAGAGTTGTTTGATGTAGCGCAGAAAACTATCAACTCAAACAAGGATAATAAGTTTGGGTCTGCTATCAAAGAAAAGGATGTGATTATCCCACAAGTGGATTTGTTCAAGATTCACCACTTTGATAACAAGGCTCGCTCAACATCTTTGAAGATGCTTGAATATAATATGCGTTCAAGCAACATTGAAGACCTACCTTATCCAGTAGGTGCTACTTTGTCTGATGCTGAAAAAGATAATTTGATCAAATACAACAAACATGATGTCATGGAGACACTTAAGTTCTATTGGTATTCTTATGAAAACCTAAAGCTTCGTGCTGATTTGACTGAACAGTTTGGTTTTGATTGCACCAATTTTAACGACACAAAAATTGGCAAAGAGCTATTTATCCGTACTCTTGAAAAAGAAGCGCCGGGAAGCTGTTACCTAAAAACTGAGTATGGTCGTGAAGTACGCCAGACTAAGCGTGATAAAATCATCATTAATGATTGTCTGTTCCCTTATATCAAGTTTGATCGCCCTGAGTTTCAAGCTGTACATAAGTGGTTTCAGACTCAAGTCATCACCGAGACTAAAGGAGTATTCAGTGATTTGATGGAACATCAACTTGGAGATGTAGCTAATTATGCTGAAATGGTTGTAAAGAAAAAGAAACTCTCTGATCCTATTGATAAAAAGAATAAGCGATATGTACCTTCTGAAGCTGTAATTGCGGAACGCCGTAAAGAACAACCTTTGGGATGGCTTGAAGAAAAAGAACTTAAAAGTCCGAAAGGAGCCAAGAGTTATTATTGGTGTTGGAATGTAGCTGAGACGCTGAATGTCTTGATTAATGGTTTTCGTTATGACTATGGTGTGGGTGGTATTCATGGAGCAACACAGGGAACCATTCGAAGCACTGATACTCGAAAAATACGAACGCTCGACGTTGCCAGTTATTACCCGAACATGGCAATTGCTAATGAGATATACCCTAAGCATTTGGGTAAAACGTTCTGTAAGGTGTATTCTGATCTGTATGAGCAGCGTAAGGCAACACCTAAAGGCTCAGCAGCAAACGCCGCTCTAAAGCTTGCGTTGAACGGCGTATATGGTGATAGCAACAATGAGTTCAGCCCCTTGCTTGATCCAGCCTATACAATGGCAATCACAATTGGTGGGCAGCTATCTTTGTGTATGCTCATGGAAAAGTTGATTGACAAATGCAATGCTCGCATTATTATGTGCAACACGGACGGCTTTGAGTACATTGTTGATGTTGATAAGTTTGATGAGGCTGATAAATGGGTAAAGTGGTGGGAGGATTTGACCAAGCTTCAAATGGAAGGCGATTCTTACAGTAAAATGTTTATCCGTGATGTGAATAATTACATCAGCATTACAGAGTCGGGTAAGATCAAGCTTAAAGGAGCCTATGAATACATGGACTTTGATAAGCTTGGATGGCATAAAAATCATTCAGCTATGGTTATTCCAATGGCTGTGAAAGCTCAGCTGGTTGATGGTGTTGATCATGAAGAATTTATTCGTCTGCATGAGAATAAGTTTGACTTTATGCTAAGAACGAAAGTCCCGAGAAGTAGTAGTTTGGTAATTGTGGAGGATGGTGAGGATGTACCACAGCAGAATATCTGCCGGTATTATCCAGCCAAAGAAGGTGGTAAATTAATTAAGCTTATGCCACCACTGGTTGAGGGTGGAGACATTCGCAGATTAGGTATTGATGCAGACTGGAATGTAAAAACGTGCAACAACATTAATGACTTCTCTTGGGGAGTTGACTATAAATATTACATTAATCAGGCAGCTAAACTTATTGAAGCTGTTTCGGAGGATGTAACTGACAAACAAGGTAAGAATTGTGAAAGAGTCTCAGATTCAGAATAGTATTATTGGACAGAAATTTAATCGTTTAACAATTACTGGAGAAGCACCCCATAAGGTATTCGCCAGTGGACGAAAGAGACAAGTAGAAGCCACTTGTGAATGTGGGAAAATAGGTATTTATGTTCTTGCGGCGATGAAAAATGGCAATACTAAGTCGTGTGGGTGTTATAATCTTGAGCGGATCAGTACTCATGGTATGCACAATACACGTCAGTACCAGACTTGGGCAGATATGAAAACCCGGTGCGATAACGTCAAGCATAAATGGTATCCTGAATATGGTGGTCGGGGTATTGGTTATGAAGAATCATGGACTTTCTTTGAATCTTTCTGGGAAGATATGAAAGAAACATATGAGGCTCATTTAACTCTTGATCGTATTGATAACGAGATTGGTTACTCAAAAGAGAATTGCCGATGGGCACCAGCAAATCTTCAAAATCATAATCAACGTAAGTCTAAAGGGTCAAATAATAAATATCTAGGTGTACGTGTAGACAATAAGTGTGATAGTATTGGCGCTAGAATTAAACGCGACGGTAGAAATGTTTATCTTGGAAGTTATTTGACTGAGGAAATTGCAGCCAAAGCTTATGATGATGCCTCTGAAATTATTTATGGTGATCGACCCAATAAAACAGACCCTGCTGAGGATGAAACTTTAATTCTTGTGAAAGAGAGATTAGATGGTATTGCCAACGGTATTAGCTTTAAAGCCACCGGCTCGAATTTCAAGAATGCCGTAATCACAGAAGAACAAGCTGTAGAAATTTACATTTTAGCTCACGAAGGCGTGTTGACACAGAAAGAAATTGCTGCTAAATTTGACCTGATTCAAAGTCAAGTTTCAGCGATTAAACGTGGAGCATCATGGGCACAAGCTACTAAAGAAATCCGAGAAACCACTTGACGCCCCACCCCAATCATGCAATACTACACACTGAAATAAACTGAGGAGAGAATGAAATGCAGCCGCATCAACAACGAGTTGTAGACGAACTATTTGAGCTTGAAGAAAAGCTAGATAAACTTCATACTTTTATTTCATCAGATAAATTTGATGAAATTGTAAATGATCCTGATGAATGTGGTCGTCTAATCTATCAGCGTCATTGTATGCAGCAGTATAGCTTTGCCCTAAAAGATCGTATCAAAAACTTTAAATAACCTGGAGAAACAATAATGAGCAAGAATGTAAAACTCACTTACACCGTAATGAACCGTGAAACTGGCAAAGTCTATAACATCTTCTCTGACCGAGAATCAGCACGCACTGAGAAGCGTGGATGGAAAGAAGTTGGTGAAGATGCTATTATTCTTCAATCACGTTATCAGCATGTCTATACACAGCAGGTGCGATAATGCCTTCAGTCAAAGTTACATCAACAGAGCTTCTTGGTGAAATGTCGTACACAACCACTTACGAGTTTTCATCGTTTGAGGATTTTCAGAAGTGGGAAAGCGATAAACAACAAGCTCTTGTGAACAATATCAGTAATATTTTTAACGTCAGTGTTCCAGAAGATTTCGATGAAGATCCTTTGAAGGATAATATTGCAAGTATTATGGACGCTGCTGTTAAGAAGAAAGAAACAAAGCATTGACATTGGATATGGATAGTGTATTATCTTTGTCCTTGAAGAATTCGCTAAAAACGAATAGGCAATAATGCCTGCAACAAATAGTCTCAACAAATATTGTGACTGAACTTTATACACAACTTAATAGAGAAAATTAAATGACTACTTCTGTAATTGTAAAGCAGCTTCCTAAGTCCGGCACTCTGGAAACCTTCAACGTTTATGTACTGAATGCCCCTGTGTTCTACGCTGCTGTACATACTCCAAAGACAAAGTACCAAAGCACAGATAAGGAGTTCAGCCTGACAGCGTTTGTTGACGAGGCGACTAAGGATAAATTGCTGGATGAGGTCATGTTGAATAAAGGCTTTGCTCTTGTAGGTAAGGACAAGACAACCAAGCCGCCACGTCGGGTGAAATACCCTTTGTCTTCGCAAGTTGAGGAAGGTAAGACCAACTACGATGTTGTAGAGGGTATGTATGGTTTTGGTCTGGCTAAGCCTGAGTTCTCGAAAAAGGGCAATGCCATGACTGTGAATGTAATTGACAAAGAAGGTCAAGCGTTCACACAAGACATTGGTAATGGCTCTGTCTGTACTCTGAAGCTGTTTGGCTACCGTAACCCGGAAGGGCAACTGACTGTTACTTTGGATACTGTTCAAGTGGTTGAACACGTCCCTTATGAGGGTAAGGGCTCTTCTGACGAAGTAGTTGATGATGTGTTGGGTAGCTACAAAGTGAAAAAGGTCGAAGCTAAGCCTGTTGAGGAGAAAGAAGAAGTTCCAACTCCAGTAGCTAAAACAAAAGCTAAAGCTTCTCCACAACCAGCACAAGACTTTGACAGCTTTGATGAAAATATTCCTTTCTGAGGTAGTATATGAAGTGTAAGAGTTGTGGTCTTGAAAAAGACCCTTCTCTTTTCTATACAAGCAACAAGTCTAAATGCAAGGAATGTGTGAAACTTGCTGTAAGTCAGAACAGGGAAGAAAATAAAGAGTACTATATGGAGTATGATCGTAATCGGCCTAATCAGGCAGAACGAAATCAGAAAAATATAGAACGTATAAATAAAGGTTATTCAGAAGATCCTGAATTCAGGCAAAAAATTCAAGATACAAAGAAAGCTTGGGCAGATAGAAATCAAGATAAACGTAAAGCACAATGGACATGTAAGAACGCTGTTAGGGACGGTAAAATAACTAAATTAGATGCTTGCGAACACTGCGGAACTTCTGAAAAGAAAATCCAAGGTCATCACTGGTCTTACTTACCTGAACACTGGCTTGACGTTATCTGGCTCTGTACAAGTTGTCATGGTAAAGAACATAAACGCTTAAATGAACTGGGACGTGATCCCGACAAACAAAATGAAGTGGAGAACTTAACATGAAAGAGAAACAAGCACTATTCGACCGCGCTTATCAACTTGAGCAAGAAATTTTGGTTCTGCAAGAAGACTTGAAAGAATTGAAGTCTGAGTTCACTTACGAAAAAGAATACAATTTTGATGGCTTCCCTAAAGAAGAAGTTAGTGATCTGATGAAAGCAGCTAAGGCGAAAGTCAAACAGGACGATCTTAAAGGTAAAGCTGAAGAATTAAATAAACTGCAAGAATTGCAGGATATGTATTCTAAGTGATTTGATTGCCCCGAAAGGGGCTTTCTTTTAAGAGGTGATAATGAAAACACCAACAACAGGAGTTCTTGACCTAGACCTCTATAAATATCATGCAGCAGCAGCCGGTGAGAAACGTTCGGTCCTAGTTACACATAAAGCCTCCGGTAGAGAAAAGGAGTATAAAACACGTACTGAATTTTATGGAGATTGGCGTAAGAAAGAAGGTGGTGCTCTTGCTGTAATTAACGAAGGGCGTACAAGTCCTTTTTTATGGGATGAGTTCAGCTACAATGATATTCAGCGTCCAGAACCAATTGAAAATATTCTTCACACTGCAAAGCTTATGGTTGAAAAAGATTTAGCTGCAAGTGGTGCTAAGAAATATAAAGCATTCCTAGGGAAAGGAGAAAGCTTTCGTGTTGAACTTTCTACGCTCCTTAAGTACAAAGACAGAGAACATTTGCTAAAACCGCTCGCTCTTGCTGAAGTGACAGATTATCTTGAAAAGAAGTTTAAGGCAGAAGTTGTCACAGAGATTGAGTGTGATGATGCTGTTGTGATGGAGTGCTACAAGAAACCTTCAAACTTTGCAATGATTGAAGATAAAGATTTCTGGGGATGTCCAATCAACGTGTGGGACCGGAACCAGCAAGAACGCGGTATTGTTAATTGTGATAAGTTTGGACATCTATTTTTAGATACCAAGAGTAAAGTGAGAGGTGAGGGTAGAATCTTTCTCCTTTTCCAAGTTGCTAGTCAAGATGATACAGACAATTACAAAGCTAATTGTTTTTCTAACACTAAGTGGGGTGATAAATCAGCCTACAAAGCGCTTGTAGATTGCAAGACAGACACTGAGGCTTGGCAAAAGCTTAAGGGTATTTTCCAATATCTTTATCCTGAGCAAAAGACTGTTTTAGGCTGGCGTGGAGATGAAATCTCCCTCACATGGGATTATGTGCTGAATGAGTGTTTCATGATGGCGAATATGGTGAAGATTGCCGGTGAGCAGATTAATGCTTATGATATGATGGATGAATATGGGGTGAAGTATGAGTGAGCCAATCTATCGACTAGCTGAACGAAACTGTTGGTGTAGAATTTGTGATAGTCAACTAACAAAACAAGAAGACAAAGCTGTGTTCTGGTATTCATCTGCAAACAGAGGTATGAACATTATAATTTGTCCTGATTGTGTTCGCTCTCTTTACGCCATGGTTAGGACTGAAGATGAGTGATAAATCACCATGGTTATCCCACCCGGAAATCTGGAAGAACTCTGTTGCATGGTTTACATACTTGCGTGGATGTTTACGAAAGGCCTGGTCCAATTCACCAGTGAAGCATAATCTGATTAAAAAGAAACGCTACCAAATCCCTAACCCAAATCCCAAGGGGAAGAAAGCAACAGTGTTTGGGTTTGACTGTGAGCTATGTGGAGGCACATACGTACTCTCTGAGGGCCAAGTAGACCACATCAACCCTGCCGGTAGCCTTCGCAAGACAAGTGATATACAAGGATTCGTAGAGCGTCTACTGTATGTTACTGAGGATGATCTTAGGCTAATCTGTAAAGGGTGCAACTCAGCCTTAAGCCATGCTGACAAGATGGGTCTATCTTTTGAAGAATCTGTCAGAGAAAAGAAAGCGATTGCTTTGCAGAAGGATAAAAAGGACTTGCAGTGGTTAAAAGATCGTGGTATCGTACCACAGTCAAGCCAAGCTAAACGCAGATTGCAAATAATCGAGGTATTAAAGAATGAGTGATTTTGATATTACACAACTTTATCAAAAATTCATTGAAGTGGACAGGGAACTAAAACTTTTGCGTGAGGAAGTGGGACATATTAAGCTCAATCAAAATATTCTTTTCAAACCTACCATGGTAAAATTAAGTGGGGATATTGATTACCTTGACGATAAGCCTCTACAATGGCCAAATGAATCTTATAAAGACTACCTGAAACGTATTGGAGAGTATAATGAGGCTTCAGCATTTGAAGATGACACTAAATAAAATCTACATTTACACAGCAACTCAGCTCGCTTATGAGCTTGGTCATATTGCTCAATACTACACGTTCTTTTATGTTGCACTAAAACAGTGGGGATTGCTGTGATGACTAATGTAGTTATGTTTCCTAAAGCTGCTGTCTCAAATACATCTGCCAACATGTCTACAATGGATTTAGAATGGTGGAAAGGTAAGAATGAAAAGATATCTCAGGAGTTTAGTCTGTACGACGCACACAAGAAACAAGTGATTATGGATGAAGTGCTGAGCATGTCTGATACGATGTATGAGATGATCATTGATTTGCGCAAACAATTGGGGAAGAGTGTATGAGTGATTGGCATAATGATGCATATCTATTGAAGGAACAAGGGCTTTCCTCACGAGCAATTGGTAAGATGCTTGGTAAGGGGAAATCTACTATTAATGATCTATTTAGTAAAGTTAAAAAACAAGACTTAAATTTGCACGCTCCTGATGTTAAAGGCCCTAAGATTCTCTTTATCGACATTGAGACAAAGCCTATCCTTGCTCATGTTTGGCGGCTGTTTGATCAGAATGTTGGACTCAATCAGATTCAAGAGGACTGGTCAATATTGTCATACTGCTGCAAATGGAAAGGGTCTGATGAAGTAATCTATGAAGACCTTCAAGGCTCGGACGATTTTGAAGACGACAGTAAGCTTCTTGGTAATCTCTGGAAGTTGCTGAATGAAGCTGATGTGGTTGTTGGTCAAAACAGCAAAAGGTTTGATACCAAGAAAATTGCAGCCCGTCTAGTATTGAATGGTTACCCTAAACCCAGCACCTACCGTCAAATTGATACACTTAATATTGCCAAGGCTCAGTTTGGTTTCACCTCAAACCGCTTGGCCTACTTAACAGATAAACTCTGCACTACGCATAAGAAGCTTGAGCACGGTAAGTTTGCAGGACACCACCTCTGGGCCGAGTGTATGAAGAATAACCCAGAAGCTTGGGCCGAGATGAAGTTATATAATGTGAATGATGTACTCAGCCTTGAAGAGTTGTACGATCTGCTCAGTAGTTGGGACAACACCCTACCCAACTTTGATGTGTATGTAGATGAGATTCTTGACATGGACGTGTGGGAGAAAGATGGTTTCCACTATTCCAATGTCGGCAAGTATCAACGCTACCGTAATAAAATTACTGGTGTTCAACGCCGTTCTCGTGTAAACTTGCTGCCTAAAGAAAAGCGTGACAGTTTATTGTCTAACATTGCAAGTTGACAGCATTAAGCAAGGATGCTATTATTTTTAGCCTGAACTCAATTAATAGAGGACGTATAAATGGAAAATGACGTAGTAAATTCACCAAAACATTACATGCTTGTTGATGGTTTTGAAGTAAAAGATCTGATGAAACTTTTGCTAGATCGTATCGAAAAAAGTGATGTGGCTTTCAGCCATTTTCAAAGCTCATGCTACAAAGAAGCTATGCAATATTTTTTGCGGTTTATGCTAAAAAATGGTCTTGAAGATTTGGAAAAAGGTCAGTATTATATTGATGAGGTGATTAAACAATGGCAAGAAAAACTAGAGTAGGGGAGACAAGAAACTTACTTACATGTGTTTCTGAGGAGAATATTAATAATATCTGGTTTCTTCATTGTACATGTGAGTGCGGTCAGTGTAAGACAATAAAAGTTGGTGATTTTGGAAAGACCCAATCCTGTGGTTGTTTATTACTACTAGCTATTGGGTCTTCAAAACATAGGCTTAGTAAAACAACTTGGTCGTCTATGAGAAAACGTTGTAATTTTGATTGGCACCATGCATATAAAAACTACGGTGGACGTGGAATTAAGGTAAAAGAGCGTTGGAATAATCTAGAATTTGGTTTTGAAAACTTTTTAGAGGATATGGGTTATCGCCCCTCAAACGAAATGTCTTTGGACCGGATTGATGTGAATGATGATTACTATAAAGAAAATTGTCGTTGGGCAGATAGGAAAACACAATCCAATAATAGGAGAACTAACATTGTTTTAGAGCTTGATGGTGAAACTAAAACCCTAAGCGAGTGGTGTGAAGTTTTTGGAAAAAGTATTCAAATGATAAGCCATAGAGTATATAAACTAGGTATGTCCTATGAACAAGCTTTAAAAACGCCTAAATTGAAGAATAGAGGTAAAAACAAACCTAAAGGGCAAGCCTTATGACAATTTACATAGCTTCCCCCTACTCAATCAATGCAGATGCACAACTCAGGCAAGAACGCTATGAATACGCATTGATGAAGTCGATTGAATTTACGCTAAAAGGTTTGCCTGTGTTTTCGCCCATTGTACATTCTCATCCAATGTCTCTAGCGGCAAACATGCCTTGTACATTCGATTTCTGGAAAGATTTAGATTGCTTGTACATTGATAGTTGTGATCAAATGTATGTGCTGATGATGGAAGGTTGGAAAGAGTCTATTGGCGTGCAGTTTGAGATTCAATATGCAAAAAGCAAAGGAATTCCAATCACATATGTTGAGTGTTTAGACAGTCCTGTGTACAATGCCTTAGTTGCAGCATAAATTAAAATAGAAAATTAGGAGAGACTTTGAAAAGCTTGGTAGAGTTTTACAACAACGTAAAAGAATTCAATCAAAAGGTTGGAAATAAGTTCCAAGAGTTTGACACACTAGATTGGTGGCGAGCAATGGAGAACCAATCAAACTTAATGGTAGAAGAAAGTAATGAAGGCTTGGAAGCCGCAAAGATCAATGATTCAGTTGAAAGTCTTGATGCTGTTTGTGATGAATTCTTTGTATGGGCCTGGAAAGCTGCTATGCTGGAGAAGGCAGGGTTTGATGTACAAGGTGCCCTACAAGCTGTCTGCGACAACAACGCCACTAAGCACTACGATAGCTACTACCTTGCTGTAGAGACTAAGGAGATGCTTGAGAAGAAGTTTGAAGATGAAGTGTTTATTGAGACTTCTGTAGTGAATGGTGTTCCTTTTTACAGTGTAAAGAATAGTAAGGGTAAGACGTTGAAGCCTGTCAATTTCAAGTCTGTAGAGCTAAAGGAGTTTGTACCTAAATGAGCTTTGACTTTATCAAGTGCCGTGTGATCGGTGTAACTCAACCTGTAGTAGAAGATATCCCAGATAGTGAAGGTATTATCTCATATTCAGCCCGAGTTTCATCTCCCCAGAACCAGAGTAATTTTGATACAGCAGCAAAGCTTCTTAAGTATTGTGTAGAACATCAACACTATTCAGTGTTTGAAACATGTAACATTACAATGGAAATTGAGTGTCCACGAGACATTGCACGACAAGTATTGCGGCATCGTAGTTTTAGTTTTCAAGAGTTCAGTCAGCGCTATGCGGAGAGTACAGACTTTGTAAAGCGTGAATGCCGAATGCAGGATTTGAAGAATCGTCAGAACAGCATTAAAATTGACGATGAAGATGTTAAATCTTGGTGGGATGCTGCACAACAAGATACACTCAACCTAATTGAGGACTTATATGTTGCTGCACTTCAGATGGGTATTGCTAAGGAAGTAGCTCGTGTTATCTTGCCAGAAGGTCTTACAATGAGTAAGATGTATATGAATGGTACGGTTCGTAGTTGGCTGCACTATGTGAGCTTACGCGAGGCCAACGGAAGCCAGCTTGAACATCAAGACTTAGCTGTCAAATGCAAAGCAGAAGTGGTAAAATACTTTCCGTTTCTAAAAGAAGTAATGGAGAAATAAAATGAACACAGTCAACATGACACGCGGCGAATACTTGAATGAACTTGTCCTACTTTACAAAGCCCGAACAGATATGAATGGTGATCAGGCTCGTAAGTATGTGCTAGATGCTGCTGATGAGTTTCTCTCTTTGTATGACCTTGATGTAGGCGTACAAGAAGCTTTTATTGAAGATACTATGACGTGGGTGAATTGATATGATTGGGCACACATTAAGTATTAGTGATCTTCTACTAATTGATAATTTTAAAACTGCTTTTGGCAACAACGATAAAGTCGCAATTGAAAAGATTCTTTTTGAGAACGGACTAGATGTTGCTGAACCGTATACATTGGAATATTCTAAGCATCGTAATCTTCGTGGTAACATCGTTAGTTGTGAGCGTTATGTAGGCGAGGAACGTCAAGATCGTAGTTGGCTGACAAGTGGGGCTGCATCATGGGAAGCGGTGGTAGAATCCTGTGACTTAGACCTTCGAATTCAGCTTAAGACAATGGGTCGTAATTATAGTAATAGCGAGCATATTTGCTCTGAACTTCAGAAGCACGCAAATAAATAAGGGGAATTAAGTGGGTATTAAAAAGTTTGAAGATCAGCCATCATATATCAATGATTTCTCAAATGCTTTGCTTGATGGTTTTTACCTCAAACAAGGAGAGACATTCAATGATGCAATCGCACGAGCCTCAGAAGCTTTTTGCTATGGTGACTATGAATTAGCACAGCGTATCTACGAAGCGGCCCACAAAGGCTGGTTCATGTTCGCAAGCCCAGTCCTGAGTAATGCACCTGTTGGTAAGTGGAGCTACATTGGAGATGTTTTTGGGGACAACACCCAATGGAATCATAAATGGATGTGGGAAGGTGAAGTTTCTCCTGCAATGCCTATTAGCTGCTTTGCTCTTGAAGTGCCAGATAGCATTAAGGGACAAATGGAAGCTAACGTAGAGCTTGCTGCGCTGTCTGTAGCTGGTGGTGGCGTAGGGCTTCATAATAGTATTCGTGCAACTACTGATAAAGCACCCGGTCCAATTCCTTACATGAAGACTATGGACGCCATTATTGGATACTACAAGCAAGGTAAAACACGTCGTGGTGCTTGTGCATACTATATGGACGTGAGCCACCCTGATATTATTGAGCATATTAAGTTCCGTATCCCATCAGGTGGTGACAGTGCTCGTAAGGCAGATAACCGTGTTCAGTTCCACCACGCTGTAAATATTACAGATAAGTTCACACAAGCTGTTTTGGCAGATGATGATTTTGAGTTGGTGTGTCCTCACACAAAAGAAGTAAAAGATGTTGTTAAAGCGCGGATGATTTGGGAAGAAATTCTTGAGGCTCGTGCATTGCAAGGTGAACCGTATCTGTTCAAGATCGATGCTGCAAATCGTACTTTGCCACAAACACAAAAGGATAAAGGGCTTAAGATCCAGGGAAGCAACATCTGTATTGAAGTGTCACTGCCTACAAATGAAGAGCGAACCTTTGTATGCTGCCTTAGTAGCCTAAACCTTGCTAAATATGATGCATGGAAAGACACTACTTTGGTAGAAGACTTGACGCGTTTCCTTGACAACGTGCTTCAATACTTTATTGACAATGCACCAGGAGAGCTAAAGAAAGCTGTTTATTCAGCTAAGATGGAACGAGCAATTGGGATCGGGACACTCTCTTGGCACTACTATCTCCAGTCCAAAGGCATTCCAATGGAAGGTGGTGGATTTGGTAGTGCTATTCAAGAGACGCATAAGATTTATAAGTTGATTAAAGACAAAGCCTTATCTGAGAGCCGTAAGCTTGCAGTGGAGCGTGGTGAGCCTTCAGACATGATTGGCTCCGGCCTTCGTAACTCTGCATTAATGGCTATTGCCCCTAATAGTAACAACGCTGTTATCTTAGGTGAAAGTCCAAGTATTGAACCTGTAAGTGGTAATGCCTACAGTCACTCAACCCGCGCTGGGACATTCACTGTAAAGAATCCGCATTTGGGTAAGAAGTTGGCAGAGTATGCTCAGAAGCTTGGTATTGCAGCAGATAAGGTTGGAGGTTGGGTAGAAGACCAGTGGAAGTTTATTGCTAAGGACAACGGCAGTGTGCAAAGTCTTGAGTATATGTCTGATAAAGACAAGCTTGTGTTTAAGACAGGTGCCGAGATTGACCAACATTGGATTATCGAGCAATCAGATGCTCGTGCCCAATATGTCTGCCAAAGCCAGAGCTTGAACACTTTCTATCCTGCTGGTTGTGATCGCGGCTACTTTAACTCTGTACACCTGAAATTCTTGCTTGCACCGTACTCTAAAAGTATGTACTATGCTCGCATGGAACGCGGTATCAATGCTGACGTTGCTAAAGAGATTGAACGCAAGGCTATCACGGACTGGACACCAGAGGTTGGTGAGGAATGTGCAGCGTGCAGTGGCTGAAACTTAATTAAGGAGAGATGATGAGCCTCACAGAATACAGCGAGATTTATTCGCCTAAATACCACAGCTTGGTAGAGATTAATATCAAGCATGAAAAAGTGCATTGGTATGAGCACGAAGCAAAGCTTAACACTGATGTTGAACAGTGGAAGAATGGTAAGATTTTACCTGAAGAGAAGAATCTTACATCTAACATCTTCCGTCTGTTCACTCAATCAGATGTGAACGTTGGTCAAGGCTACTACGATAAGATTATTCCTTACATCAAGAATAATGAAGCTCGTGCAATGTTGGGGAGCTTCGCTGCAAGGGAGGGGACACATACGCGAGCGTATGCTTTGTTCTCAGATACAATGGGTTTTGGACAAAGCTTTTACCATGAGTTTCTTGATTATGCAGAGATGAAAGAAAAGCATGAGTACATGATTGAGAATATTGGTAAGAGTCACACAGACTTTGCAAAATATTTAGCTAAACAGACATTGATGGAAGGTGTGAGTCTTTTTGCATCCTTTGCTATCCTGCTGAACTTTGATCGGTTGGGCAAGTTGCCTGGAATGTGTGATATTGTTCGGTGGAGCATGGTAGATGAGTCAATCCATGTGGAAGGTAATACAGCACTATTCCGTATCTTCCTGGACGAGCACCCCCGCATCGTTACGGATGAGTTTAAAAAGGATATTTACTCTTCTGCACGAGAGTTGGTGAAACTCGAAGATGCGTTTGTTGACCGCATCTTTAAAATGGGTGGAGTTAGTAATCTCTTGAAAGAGGACGTTAAAAAGTATGTGCGGTATGTAGCTGATTACCGTCTTCAGCAGTTGGGTTTCAAGAAGAATTGGAACGTAAAAGAAAATCCACTACCTTGGATTGATGCGATGATGGGTAAGACGTTTGGTTCATTCTTTGAACGAAGTATTGTTGAGTATGCCAAAGCTAATTTGGCAGGCAGCTTTTCAACAGCTTATGATATGTACCAACAAGCTTAAAATAAAATTTGACATCCTTTTGGGCTGTGTTATCCTAGGACACATGAGGCAGGCATGCTTCGGTGTCCTTTTCTTTACCTAGGAGAAACACAATGAACATCAAAGAATTACTATCAACGGGCGAGTATCAATTTAAAGTTTATCGAGAACCAGTACGAGGAAGAAGCTTGCTTGTCCTTCAGAAGAAAGTTGGTGGTGTATGGTTCGACGTTCAACCAGAAGATCTGATGAGCTTCATTCTATGATCCTCCTACTCCTAATCCCAGCTTTCGTACTATTCATCTTTATCCTCATTCACACTTGGGAGAAATAACCTTGACAACCTCTGAGACTCTCGCTCACATTCGCATGAGCATTCGCCTTATTGAGCAATCCTTTAACCTCACCCACATGGACTTTCGCTACGGATATGCCCTAGGCCAAGCATCCTTTGCAGTGATGCAGGGAATTATTGGGCAAGACGACTACAAAGAGCTTCAAGACGAGGCTAAGAGTGTTGCTGATGCTTTCAAAGAAAAATTCAACAAATCTCTTGACAGCAATCTGTCTGTAGCCTAAGATTGGTTTACACACAAACAAATTGGAGATACAAAAATGAAAACAACACTTCGCGTAGACTATGGCCGTATGGACCCAACTGAACGTTTGGAGTTCTTGAGAAATGGTATTGTGGACGACAAATATGTGCTCAAGAGAACCTTGCAAGAGGTGCAGCCAAATTCTTTGCTGGAACACATTGACAAGCTTGTGGAGGAATTCAACCAGTTTCCTGAAGATAAGCAAAAAGAATTGATGGCATCGCTATGAAATTCATTGATATGCTAGCTGTACTGTTCTTGCTAATTGTAGTGCTTGTCTTAGGTCATGCATGGATTTCGTATAAGGCTGATAAAGTGGCTGACTTAAATGGGCAATATGATTTGAGAACTAATGTTAAGAAAGATGTTGTTGACAAGAAGGCTCAGATTCAGTATAAACCTACATTTGAAAGTGCAGCTAAACACACGGAGTAATTACTATGGCTCGGCCTGAAGGAATGTCAGCTTCACAGTGGGATTGCTATGTGGCACGAAAGCTTAATGCTAAAGCCAACAACGCGAAAGATCGTGGTATTGAATTCAATCTCTCATTTCAAGCTATGAAGAATTTGCTGTCAGCTAACAAATGCTACTACACAGGTATTGTTCTCAGTAAGCCAGATGCGGGTGCCCAGAAAGCTAACGATTTGACTATTGATCGAATTGATTGCACAAAGGGTTATGTTCGTGGTAATGTGGTAGCCTGTTCTTATGCTGCGAACCAACTTAAAGCTCAGTTTGAGAGTGCTGGTCTTGTTGGTCTTAAAGCGGGTGAAAATGTGTTCAAGAAATCTATTAAACGAATCAAGGAGATGAAAGGTGAGTAATAAGGCATTTTGGTTTTGGATGGTTTTGAACACAGCTTTCGTATTTCTGGCAGTTTTTGGATATGTTGGTTGGGCGAGCGTAGCTGTTTACTTTGCAATTGGTGATTATGGGCAGATGATTTCTTCTTATATTGAAAAGAATTTTGGAGAGTAATTATGCGCCTAATTACACACCGCTCACGAGGGTCTTACTGGTCTTCTAGTAAACTTTCACTCTACATTAGAGGCAAGTTTAGGCTGACAAGTCCCAAGTACAGCACTATTGAAGGTTGGAATGAGCATGAAGAGTTTTGCAATAAAACTTCACCAATAATTCACTGGCTAACGGATGAAGGTTTCAACAAATTACAAAACATCTGGCTATTTATTCCAGACTTGATTTACACTATCCGTGTAGCTCCTTTGTGGAAGTTTTTCAGAACTTTTTGGAAGTTCAAACATGCTCTTTG